GAGTTTGACACTGAAGAGCCTACAGAATATCCAGAGGCTTCGACTGTTAAGGTACGTCACTACTTTGCAGACTTCACTGCATGGCCTACGATTCTCCACGAGTTCTGTAAGTTCTTGGAAGCTACTGGATACAATGGTGTGATGGAACGTGTTGTTCTAAAAGATCCTTATGAGATGGAGAGGGACGGGTTATTCGAGACTATTGGACCTAATCAGTACATTGCAACTGTAGATACCAATGAGTCAGAAGAAGAAGAAGATGACTGTGACGTCGAAGAAGTAAGGAAAGAGTTAAAACAATACTTTGATTCTTTGAGCGAAGCAGAAAAAAAAGACTTAAAAGAACAGGGCTATAACGTATGACTGTTCATGCCATAATCCCCGACTGCCAAGTCAAGGACGGTGTTGATCTTAGTTATCTGACATGGGTAGGCAAGTATCTTATAGAGAAGAAACCTGATGTGATTGTACAGATTGGGGACTTTGCAGATATGCCTAGCCTGTCTAGCTACGATGTTGGTAAGAAGTCCTTTGAAGGCAGACGGTACAAGACTGATATCGAAGTTACTAACAAAGCTATGGAGATGCTGTTAGCACCTATTAAGGAACATAATGAACGAGCAAAGAGAAACAAGGAACGACAGTACAAACCAAGAATGGTCCTCACTCTTGGAAATCATGAAGAAAGAATTTCCAGAGCTGTCGAAGGAGACCCTAAACTGGATGGAACTATTAGTCTCAGCGACCTTAACTACGAACATCATGGCTGGGAAGTTGTACCGTTCCTTGAACCTGTTGTTATTGATGGGGTTGTGTACGCTCATTATTTTACTTCTGGCGTTATGGGGCGTGCTGTAGCCTCTGCTGCGGCTCTTCTAGCTAAGAAGCATATGTCCTCAGTGATGGGCCATGTGCAGAACAGACAGATAGCCTACTCTAATCGCGCTGATGGTACGCAGATCACTGGCCTTTTTAGTGGCTGCTGCTACCTGCATGACGAGGACTATCTAGGTAGTCAGGGTAACAAGTACTGGAGAGGTATATGGCTGCTGCATGAGGTTACTAATGGTAGCTTCGATGAGATGCCAGTGTCTCTTAACTATTTAAGGAAGAAGTATGAGCATTGATAACGCAACACCTAATGACTGGTATGTGGCTTACCATCGTAATTCTAAATTTGATGATAAAACACTAGGTGACTACATCAAGTCTAAGCAGATTGGAGGCGATCATTACAAGTCTGATATCGAGCCTTGGGATGTGTTCCTAGATTGGGGTTTAGATCCTTGGGCTTGTAATGTAATCAAGTATGTTGCCCGTCATCGTAAGAAGGCAGGTAAGCAAGACCTTGAGAAGGCAAAGCACTACTTAGAGTTTATGATAGACAACTATGACAAAGTTGGTGACAAGTACTATAAGGTATGATATAATATATGGCACTAACATTAGAAGAGATAAAGGAGCGCATGAAAAGGTGGGATGAGTTAACGCTCATAGAGGAGTTGTCAATCCGTTCAGAGGATATAGTTGAAAGGTTTGATGATATTATTGAAGACAAAGCAGACAGATTAGAGTCGCTAGTTAATTGGGAAGAATAATAGATATGGATTACTATCAACAGTTTATTGCAAAGAGTCGTTACAGCAGGTTCATGCCTGAGAAGAATCGCCGTGAGCACTGGGAAGAATCAGTAGACCGATACTTTACTTTTATGTTTAACCACTTGGAAGAAAAGTATAAGTTCTCTCCTAACAATGACCTTCGCCTAGAGCTTATCAGTGCAGTCAAGAATCTAGATGTTATGCCTTCCATGCGTGCTATCATGACTGCAGGCAAGGCACTAGACCGTGACAACACTGCTGGTTATAACTGCAGCTATCTGCCTATCGATGACCCTAAAGCATTCGATGAGGCTATGTACATTCTCCTGTGTGGTACAGGTGTAGGCTTTTCTGTGGAGCATAAGTATGTTACTCAATTACCTGAAGTGCCGGATCAGTTGTTTGATTCTGAGACTACTATTTCTGTTGCGGACTCGAAAGAAGGATGGGCCAAGGCATTACGCCAGCTCATCGCTCTACTATACTCTGGGGAAGTGGCAAGGTATGACCTATCCAAAATTAGACCTGCAGGAGCCAGACTCAGAACCTTTGGAGGACGTGCCTCTGGTCCCGGACCTTTGGATGAACTTTTTAGATTTGTTACCGACAAGTTCAAAGGAGCAGTGGGTAGGAAACTTACATCACTCGAATGTCATGATATTCTCTGCAAGATCGGGGAAGTTGTCGTTGTGGGTGGAGTACGAAGGAGTGCAATGATCAGTCTGTCTGATCTCGAAGATGATCGTATGAGGAGCGCAAAGAGTGGAAACTGGTGGGAACACAATGCACAACGAGCACTTGCTAACAACAGCGCAGCTTACATTAATAAGCCAGATATTGGACAGTTTCTCCAAGAATGGACAAGCCTTTACAACAGTCACTCTGGAGAGCGAGGAATCTTCTCACGAGAGGCAAGTCAAAGTCAAGCTGCAAAGAACGGAAGACGTAATCAGGATTATGACTTCGGAACTAATCCCTGTAGCGAAATCATACTACGCCCCTATCAATTCTGTAACCTCACAGAAGTTGTTGTACGGGCAGAGGATACCGTTGCAGACTTGGCTAACAAAGTACGCATCGCCACAATCTTAGGAACATTCCAGAGCACTCTGACGCACTTCCCATATCTTCGTAAGATTTGGCAGAAGAACACTGAGGAGGAGCGCCTCTTGGGTGTATCATTAACTGGTATCTTAGATAATCCTTGGATGGGGAGGGTCTGTGAAAGCACTACGCAATCTCTTGAATACTTACGCGATGTCACCATTACTACCAACAATGAGTTTGCAGCACGTTTGGGAATTCCTGTGTCTGCTGCGATTACTTGTGTCAAACCTAGCGGCACTGTGTCTCAACTTGTTAATTCTGCCTCTGGTATTCATACTAGACATAGCGAGTATTATGTTCGCCGTGTTCGTGGAGATAAGAAAGATCCTCTCACGAAATTCTTAACAGACTCAGGCATTCCTACAGAGGACTGTGTCATGAGACCAGACAGCACTGCGGTGTTCTCTTTCCCAGTGAAAGCACCAGAGGCTTCTCGTACTCGTGTGGACTTAACAGCTATGCAGCACCTTGATCTGTGGCTAATGTATCAGCGTCACTGGTGTGAGCACAAGCCTTCTGTCACCATCTCTGTCAAGGAAGATGAGTGGATGGACGTAGGAGCGTGGGTGTGGAGGAACTTCGATGAGATTAGTGGTATCTCTTTCCTGCCTTGGGATGGAGGCTCTTATCGACAAGCGCCTTACGAGGAGTGTACTAAAGAGCAGTACGAGGAGCTTCTTTCAAAGATGCCTACAGAGATTGTGTGGGATAATCTTAAGGAAGAAGAGGACAACGTAGAGGGAGCGCAGACCCTAGCCTGCGTAGCGGGGCACTGTGAAATATGATGATCGAACTTAACTTTATCTGTGGTATTATGTGTGGAGCAGAATATGTACAAGACCCAGAGGAGGGAACAAACTACCTAGTAGTGGATTTCTTATTCCTAAGAGTTCTCTGTAGTTGGGATTAAGTACATATCTCTTTCGTGCTTCCTACGCTTAACTAGGCCGGGAAGCTCTTTACCACCTGCCTTAGTCCACGCCATAAATCCTTCGGCAGCGCCTTCAAAGTCCCCACGGTTATGCTTCATCCTTATCGTGGATCTTTGGAGGTTTCCCAGCCCCACATTGAAGCTAAAGCTAACCAAGGCATCAAAGCGACCTTGGGTAAGTCCTGTAGGGCATAGTCTAAGAACACCTCGCTCGAATGTAGCCAAGTCTTCTGCGAGGATTCTATCCACTTCAGCCATTGACAAAACTCTATCCCACCCATCAGGGATACTAAGTCCTTTGCGTTCATTGAATGGTGTCCTTATATGGTAAGGATCAATAACGTGCCCAACACCAACAGTCCACAGTAGAGCAGGACAGCGATAGGGACGAAATCGTACTCCTTCATCTTTCTTAATCCCTTCTAGGCAGGCACTGCTTACTTTCACTTCTTGCCCCACTGACGAGAACCAAACCAGAAGGCAATGATTCCAGACAGCAAGGCCATCTCATCCTCAGAGAAGATGACATCAGTGGCTGCGATGAACTGCTCTACAGACATACTGCCTAGCCCACCACGCAGCAGGAAGTAAGTCAGTGCTATGTTAATCATCACTAACTCTAGGACAAATATAAAGGTTACTGTTGGGCGTACTATCCCGTTCAGGTTAACTACCCAGTTAGAGGCCCTAGCCATGATAGCCTTGTCGTGGTCTAAAGCGGCGCTCTGGCGGTCTGCATCGGTCTGGAGGGCAATCTGGTCAGTCCTGATCTCCTCGACCTTTTGCTGGGCTAAGAAGCCCCTCTCTGCAAGGGCTAGTTCACGCTCAGTCTGCATCTGTGCAAGCTTTAACTCCTGAGCCTTGTCAGCCCTGTCTTGAAAGAAGCTAAGTACCTGTGGTAAACCAGAGGCTAGGAAACCAACAGCGGAGGAAATAAGGGATAACATAATAACTCCTTAAGGATTATAGCCCATGACATAGGCAAAACTAACTAGGATGAAAGCAGCTATAAAACAGTACCACTTGAGCATTGCAAGTTTGTGTATGTCTCTACCAAACTCATCAGTTAAATCCTTGTTGTCCTTAAGGATTCTCTGCTGGATAACCTCTACCTCAGCCCAAGCAGCCTGACCATGCTTCTCGATGATGTCCTGCTTTAGTTCGTCCTGTAGCTTCTTGATTTCGTATACTCCTCGCCACTCCTCGACAGCAGAGAAGACAGAAGTATCTGACGGTCTCTTCTTTTGCTTACGGCGGTAGGCATCTCTAGCTTGGATCTCAGACTTACCAAGGTCTTGAATGTCCTTAGTAACAGCCTCTAGCTCCTTACCTACGGCTAAAGCTTCCCTAATGCCAGAGACAGCAGCCTTGGCAGCTTGTGTTACTGGTTCACTCATATTAAGGTAAGGTTTCTGCCTCGACTAAGGCTTCTGTTGCTAGGATATTCCTCAGAAGTACTCGAGACTCAGGAGACAATCTTGGGAAGATTACACTCATAATCCCTTGTGCTCTTTCCTTTGGAATAGCTTCCATAAACTTTACAAACTGTTGTGGGTTAGCTAAGAGTTGTGCCATCTCCGCATCAATCTTAGTTAAAGCATTGCCTTTAACCTTAGAAAACATTTTGTTTACTATAGTCATCGTCTGGTTAAACACAGCAGGAGGACTAACTAACTCAGCTTCTCCTAAACCAGCTACTCGTGTCCTACTAGCAGAAGCATTTGCTTTAGCTAATCGCTGTAGATCAGCATACACAGCATTCATATCTCCAACCTGTTTAGGTAGAAGGATATCCCCAAGCTCTTCATATCGAGCGCCTCCAGTAGCTCTTTGAATAGTAGTAGGAGCATCTTTTATAGCCGTAGCAAAAGCACCAGCACGTTCTTTATCTTCAATAGAAGTTTTTAATTTACCTTCTAAGTACTGACCGATCTTTATACGATTAATCTTAGTAGAGTAATCAGCATACTTACTTAAATAGTTCTTCCAGCTTGTGCCGCCAGCCTTCTCAATAGCATCGTCTATAACGCCCTTTAACCCAGTTTCTAAACGAGCTAGGTTTCTTTTATCAGATGTTTGACGAACCTTAGCAAATTGGTTAATATCATCAGCGATCTCTTTACGGATTGTGTACAGATTACGAGAATCAATAACACCGTTAGGGCTGACTAGGTCAGGTCTTTGAGTAGGATCTAACTTAGCTCGTAAGGAAGACAGAACATCCTTGGTAACATCTGATGCCATATCCCCAGGATTTCTTAGGATCTGGTCTATTCTCTGGACTACAGGATCTACTTTTAACGGATAGAAGCCCTCATCAGCAAGGCTTTGTACCTGAACTTTACGAAGAGCAACTTCTGATTGTCTTTGAGCTAAGATATTACCAGTTAGTTTAGCAGCATCTATAGCCTCTGCAGCAGTGGTAGCAGCGACACTATAACGCCCTGAGATTGCAGGAACACCAGCAGCAGCCATTGGAGCAAAAGGCTGTTGAGCTATTCCAGCCTGTTGTGCTGCTAAGGTCTGAAGTTGTCCCTGTTGCTGTAATGCGTCAACCATGCTGGCCTGTCTAGCAGCTAGTTCAGCTTCTAAACGAGGGCCTACAGTAGTGCCAGCAATGTTAGCCTGTGATAAGGCTTCCTCACGCAAAGGACCAGTAACTGCAGCTCGTTCTGCTTGTAAAGCCGCTAGTGCAGCCTCATCCTGACCTATATTACGGACAGCAGCCAATCTAGCAGCTTCTTGTTCAGCCGCTCGAGTAGCAAACAAAGCAGAACCGCCACTCTCAAAGTCACCAGCTAATCTACGCTGTTGAGCCGCTAGTCCTGTTGCTGCAGGCAGGTCTGCTATGGCCTCAGCCACGGTTGGCATAGAACCTGGGACAATAGGACGAACATTACGGGCTGCTTCTACGATCTGTTCTCTCTGATCGCCTGTAAGCTTAGTTAAAATATCCTGTAAAGCTTCTTTACGACCTGCCTCTGTTATTGGCTTTCTTAAGTCTTTCACAAAATCAATAGCCTTACCACCAACAGTAATGCCTACATCAGCAAGAGCACCTGTGAGAGCACCTAGTCCTACTTGTTCAATCTTAGACTCAATAAACTCAGCAGCATCTTCAGGGTTTTTAATATCAAAGGTTGGCTGTAGTGCCCCAGAGACAGCACCAGCAGTGGCTACTTGACCAATACGACCACCTCTGGTGACCAACTGTGCCGCACGGAGAGGCAACAAGACGTTAGCTGGGCTGACTATACCGCCAAGCAGACGACCGCCCTCAAAGCCAGTATCGCCCTTCTGTCTACGGGCTTCCTGATACAGAGACTCTTCTTTAGCTACTTTCTTTCTCTGTTCTTCAGATACTAACTGCCGTACTGCAGCAATAGGATCATAAACAGCACCACGAAGCAAACCACTTACTGTAGCATCACCCGCAGAGGATACTCCTGTATAAGGCACACCAGAAGCCATAGCTTCAGCCGAAGCATCATATGTTTCAGTTGTTGGTGCTGTAAAGTCAGGCTTTGCCCGTTGAGCATATAGTCGCTTTGCCTGGGTAAGTACTTCTTCTTGTGATGCTCCTTCTGGGCCTTCTAATCTAATTATAGAACCATCTGGAGCTTGTACTTTATATTGAGCCATGCTAGTCCTTAATTAAGTATTTTCCACTCACCAGTCTGACCGCCAGTAGAACTTTTTGTCTCAGTATCCTTAAATGGTTCCAAAACAAACTTAGTTCCTTTATAACCAGCCAAGGTTCCATTTTCTTCGTAATAACGAGCAGATTCAACTTTAGCATCCAACGCTGCTCTAATTTGTTTTCTAAGCTCACGGATACGTTTTAAGTTATCTTCTTGAGAAGCAGCGGGATTGTAAGCTCGTGCAAGCAATTCTGCTCCTTCTTTCTGAGCAAACTGACCACCAAGAATTGATCTTAAATTACTTTGGATAACCCCGCCAGCTAAGTCCTTAGCAGTTTGAGCATCTGCGTTAACATAAGCCAGAACCCCAACAGCATCAGCAGCGCCTACTCGTTTACCTGTAATATTACTACCAGAAGCAAGAGCTGTTTCTACTTTGTCTAAGTCCGACAGTAGTTTATTAACAGTTGAAGCACCACCAGCATTAACAAAAGAGTTATACTCTACAGCAAACTTGCTATCTACTGCCTTTTGAGCAGGTGTTAAAGACAAAAGTTTACTTTCTTTCGAAGCCTGTGCTCTGAGCCTTGCTGTGTCAGCCTCAACCCTTGCAAGCTCTGCTGCAGCTCTTTTTTCTGCTGTAAGTTTATCGCCCTTAATCTCATAGTAACGATTAATTAAAGTTTGGAAGCTTACGAGCATCTTCAATCATTAATTCTGGATTGTTTTTGTATCTTAAGTCTAGTGCTGCTTCTTGTTGCAGTCTTAGATTTTCTTCTGCTCGAAGATCGCTAGCTGCTGCTCGTTTCTCAATGCTAGCTTCTTTAGCATATTTTGCAGCTTCTTGAGCTACTGTAAAAGATTCTTTGGCGTAGCCTCTACTAGCTAACTCAGAGGAAATCTTCTTAAGAACATTACTATCTGTTAAATCTGCACCTTGATACTGAGTAAGAATAGATTGGATATCCGTAGCTTTCTTAAGCATAGGATCTTGAGCACCCATAAGCGTGTTCACGCCTTGGACAGCCTGATTACCAAATCTAAGACCAGCCTGATATAGAGGAGCAAAGACACCAAACTGACCACCTGCACCAGCTATCTCTCGCTCTTGCTGTAGCCTACGTAGCTCTTGTACGTCTGCTAAAGAAGGACCAAATAAAGTTTCAATCGCCATGTTAGCTCCTAATTAACCGTAGACCTTAGGCTGGAATGCACTTTCCCATGTTGCTGCCTGTGGTGTAAATTGTCCAACATATTGCCCTGTATCTCCATACATTGCGTTAGTGTTAGTAGCACTACCCCATCCTCCAGTACTAGGAGCCATCAACTTATTAAACAAGCTCTCATAGTTAACTTTAGATAATGCATTAGCTGTCAATGAAGGACCAACCAGACTACCTTGTAAGCGTGTATTAGCAGCTCCGATACCGCTTTGCAGCAGAGCATTAGCACCAGCAGTGTTGACGTTCCTACCACCTAAGTTAGCACCAATCTCTAGAGGCTGTAGAGCTGCTTGCTCAAGGCTCTGTTGAGCACCGAACTGACTGAGGAACGGAGCCAATGCTTGATTCTGTAGAGCATACTGATTACCAATTGAAGCACCACCAGTGCTAAACAACCCAGCACCAAAATTGATACGCTGTTGAGCAGCCTGTTCAGCATTAGCAGCCAATGCTAAATCTTGTTGCCTACGAGCAGCCGCCAAAGCAGCTAGTTCTGGCTGTCCAGCAGCACCTACGTTCAGTCCAGCACGACCACGACCGAAGACAGAGGCAGCTAACCGTTGCTCTTCCTCCATGCGAGGTGCTCTGAGCAGGTCTTGTTGCTCTGCTATGTATTGCTGACGAGCCATCTCAGGAGACTGAGCTAGATACTGCTCACCTAAGCCAAATAATCTCTGACCAGCAGCTCCCATAGGAGCGCCAAGTGCTTGAGCCTGTTCAGCTTGACCTAAGCTATCTCCATACAAAGCAGATAGTCTATTCTGTAGAGCAGTAATCTCTGCAGATGGGGTATACCCAGCGCCTGTAACTATGGGAGTACCATACTGATCAGTGCCCATAGTAAAGTTACTAGAGCCAAACCTAGTGGTTAATCCTATTGGTCTAAAGGCAGAGGCCGAAGCAGATTCTCTACCAGCTTGTAGTTGTGCTTGTGCATTAGTATTGGCTGCTTTTTCAGCAGACTTACCTGCCAAATAAGAGCCTCCTAAAGTTGCTGCAGCAGCAGCGATTGCAGGCCATGCCATATTATTTCTCCTGTGCTTTCAAGATGTTACAATATTGTTCATTAATACTAAACCATTCCTTCTTACTCATCTGTGATTTAAACACTTCTTCGTATCCTCTTTCAATGTTACAAATTAATGGTCTAGTTTCATAAATAGAACAAAGATTGTCTTTTGTTAAATACTGACAGTTTAGTGCCTTACAACACAGACCACACTGGTTACAATTAAACTTTAAATTTGTTTCACTTGCTATTGGTATTACTTTATACATCAGGTCTTCATAATGTAGCAAAGGGCATAGTACGGAGGCAAGTTAGCGTTAGTGCCTGATGAACCAGACGAGGCAACTGTGGTTGTGGTTGCAACCGTGATGCCTGTTGTATTAGAAGCTGTTGGGTCACTATTAGCAGCTATGGTAGCACCAGCAATATACGGAGCACCTCCATCTGGGTTACCGCCTCTGGTATTTAGGACATTGTGTGTATGTCCCGGATCTGTCACTGAAGATGCACTCGTTGCTGTGTGGGTATGGCTTACAACAATAGCGTTAGCAGAGCCTCCTGTGTTACCAACGGCGTAGGTAGACCCAGCACCTACAACAAACCTGTCTCTTAGGTCTGGTGTAGAGTTAGAACCATTACACAATACCCAGCCAGTAGGAATAGATGCTACAGACCCAGACCAGATAATAATACCACCACTAGGAACGCTGGCAGCTACTGCGGTTTGTACAAAAGCTGTAGTAGCTAGTTGGGTAGTGTTAGTTCCAGTAGCCGCTGTAGGACCTAAAGGAGTTCCTGAGAAGGTAGGACTAGCCGTGTCTGCCTTAGAAGAGACTGCCGAGGCAATAGCCGTTAACTCAACGTCAATCTCTGTTCCTTTAATAATCTTACCTGAGTTACCGCTAGGAAGAGCGTCCTTAGCCGTAAAGTTTGTAGCCTTAATATAATTACTCATACTGTTTTTCCTTGTTTAATATATATGTCAATCCGCTGAATGGACAAAGGATTACCATTGATCTCAGCCTCTAGCCCTACCTGCATAATTGGGCCTTTACCTCCTACGTGGGACTTAAACTTGTCCAGTACAATTCCGTCAGAGTACTCAGCAATATTATACTCCCCTATATTATACTCGTAAGCAACCGCCGTGTCAAGTCTTTTCGTAACCGCAGAGTAATTTTCGTTATAATCAAAGCCCCACTTAATAGCTATCTCTTGGTTAGAACCACCAATAAGAACCATTCCTATTTGCTTTAGGATCTTTTCCTTGGTAGGAGTATCAAAGTCAAAGTAGTTGGTAAAGTATTTAAAGCGGTAGGTAGCCGTATTGTCTAGGTGTCCGAAGTACTTACCCACATACCCAGTCTTACCTATTAATAGCTCCTTAGCAGCAGTGACACAGAAGGCACGAGGCTCTATGTTGGTCCAGATAGTAGACCTAGCTGACCCGTCCTGAAGAGGTGCTCTCAAATCAAAGCAGTACACCCACTTGGTAGTAGGAAGAGCCAAAAGATAGAAGGCATCCCTGTCATAGTATATAGACTTAATCTGTATGGAAGCCTCAGAATTAACATTATCGATTACGTCATCCCGTACATTCTTGGAGATATCCCGCATAGGTAAAGACTTCTCCTGAATAACCCGCTGAAGGCTTCGAACCCCAGAGTCAGACAAGAAGATGATATCTGTACCAGTATTCTGGATAGAGTCCCTAGCGATACAGCCCACATTCGGTATATAGTCTGCCAATGTCAAAGTAGTAACATCAATAGGGTTGGCATAGATAGCTATGTTGTTCCTGCCAAAGATAATTAAAAAGCCGTTATGGGCCGCTAGTCCGATGATCTGGTCATTATTAGGAAACACAGCGTTAAGGGACAGAGAACCTGAGTCACCACCTTGGAAGTCAGATCCATCCAAGAGCCTGCTAAAGTACACAGTCTGTCTATCCCCTGCGATGTCTGCCATCCAGACCCTACCGTAAGCTGCCAATGCACAGTTAGGCTTAAAGTCTGCTGTAGCATAGCCTGTCGGCAGTGTGCCTACGTCACCTAGTTGTACAAACCCAAAAGTACCGCTATTGTGGTCATGAGCGCCCCCACCAGAGGTAGGTAATTCATGGAACACCAAAGGAGGATGCCCAGCCTGTACTAGGTAAGCGTGTACCGTAGCATCTGTTCCATCCCCATAAGGCATAGCAGCGGCTTGCCAGTGATTAGCAGTAATAGTATAAGTGATATTAGCACTATTAGATGCATTCCTTACTGTCTTGGCTGTCAGTGTGTTAGTTCCAGTAAACAGTTTATTGTTCCCAGCACTGATCAAAGTAGTAGAGGCAGCGTCTACAACCTCAAACATAAACTCCACATTGTTGGAGCCTAGGTCCGTATTCGTAGCATTGACAGGAACCCAGCCCCTACGAGCACCAATCCTACCATATTTATCGATAATACAGTTGTAAGCCTCTAATGCAAACCCGCTAGACAGGGATATGCTAGACTCTTGGAGATTTAATCCAAAGAAGCCCGGAGCTGCAATCGAAGCTGCCTGTTGTTGTTGTGCCATTAGACTGCATTCCAGTTAAGTTCGTCAGGATAACGATTACCTTCTGTGGAGATATGATCTGCCAAAGAAGTCTGATACAGCGCATAAGCTTCTGAGCTAGACATACCCCCGTCCTCTCCGCGCTCTGCCAAAGCCTTAGCATAGGCTAAGAAGATGACAGGTTCAGCAGGAACTAGGATCTCGTCTACGTCATACTGTAGTGGATCTTGAGGCTGAATAATGTTAAAGCGAATAACATAGACAGCATCAGGGACAGGATACAGGTCTACCTGAGTATCTCCAGCAATATCAACACCGTTAAAGTTATAATACAGAGGAGCGCCTGTCTGAACAGTCTGGTTTAAGAACAAGTCATCCATCTCCAGACTAGACTTATATTCTAAGAACCAGTTGCTTGTGTCATTAATAATACTCAGGGTTCTAAACCTAGTACCAGCGCCTACTAACACACCGTTGAACAGGTTAGCTACAGTGTTCATGGTCAGTGTATTGGTCAGAGCATTCCAGTTATAGGCATCCTCTACCTGTCTCTGGGCATCTTGAACGTACTTTCCAATAAGCTTTGAGTAAGCAGTGTCGTTAACTGATGTGACCTCTGGCTCTCGCAAGCGGATCAGTACATCATTAACAATTTGTAAGTAAGATTTTCTAGCCATTTAACAGTCCCACTTTCTTAGTGCTAGTGCTTTGCGAGTAGGTCTTCCCTTCTCATCCTTCATAGGCCCCGGCACACCACTCATACGAGCACAGAAGGACTTCCTCCTAGCAGCCTTCTTAGGA